CTACCTCTGCGGCTCACTGACGCTGAAACATCGAGGCTCGCTGTTCTAGACAGCGACTGAACACAAGGGAGTGTGAAAATGGCTGGTAGAGAACCAATCCAGATGACGATCAAGGGTGATGATGGCGAGGACCACAGCTACGTGGTCATCCCGCACGGCGCAGCTGATGGCTGGCCGCTGGGGCTCAAGCTCCTCAACCTCATTGCCCCAGTGGTAGGGACTGCCCTTGACTCAGTGACGCTGGGGCTGGAGGAAGTTCCGAAAGCGCTTGGTCAGGTGACTGAGGACCTGGCCAAGATGGCCAAGAGTGGGTTCTCAGTGGGCGGGATTGGCGTTGCAGTAGGCGCCCTGGCTGGCCACATCATGGATGACAAGAAGGTGCTGAATGAGCTGTTGGCATACACGACGCGCGACGGTCAGCAGCTCACCAACATTGCCGCTTTCACCTCTGCATATCAGGCCAACTACGGTGAGCTGGCTATGGCGATCTATGAGGTGGCAAAGGCGAATTACGGCCCTTTTTTCGCCCGAATGCTTGGCGGTTCGTCGAGCGGCAAGCTGGAGGCAGTCATGGAAAGACTCAAGGGGACCCAAGGGCAGTCATGAGTGAGGCCGCGGAGAGCGGCTTAAACGTTTGGATCTGGTGGCCCGCACTGAGAGGAGGATGGGATCCCGTTGAGATTGGCACGCGCTGGTCAACATGGGATACGGTCCTTGCGGTGCGGGCCTTAGTGTTTGGGTCGGTTCTGGAGTGGGCGGGCTCACCGCCACCACCACCTAAGGCGAAGTGAGGGGAAGGGATGGCTGGCAGCATCGTAGTCAGAGAGCTACTGACCCGTCTGGGTGTTCAGGCCGACACGTCCAATGTTGACGCTTTTGCTCGCGCTGTGGCTGACGTCAAGGGCGAGATGCAGCAGGCTGCTGGCGTCGCTAAGGGCGTCCTGACTACTGCCCTAGGCAACCTGGCTGCCTCCCTTGCGCGAGGCGTAGGGATGGCTGCCAGGTCCGCTGCCATGGACCTGCTGCAGACCAACTTTGAGGCTGAGCGCATGGGCGCCAGTCTTGAGACCATCACCGGTTCTGCAGAGGGGGCAGTGGCTGCGTTTGAGCAGATCAAGCGCTTCACTGCTGACACCCCGTTCGCACTGGCCAATGTCACTGAGGCATGGATTCGTCTAGCCAATGTGGGCATTGAGCCAACAGACGAAGTGATGAAGTCGGTGGGTAACACCGCTGCTGCATTCGGGAAAGACATCGTTGAGTTTGCTGATGCGGTTGTGGCCGCTACCACTGGCGAGATGGAACGGCTCAAGATGTTTGGCATCGTTGCCAAGCAAGAGGGCAGCAAGGTCACCTTCACTTTCCGCGGCGTAAAGACAACCATCAAGAAGGACTCCAAGGAGATCGCGAAATTCCTGTTTGACCTTGGCAACAACCAGTTTGCCGGTGCTCTTGAAAGGCAGATGAAGACGCTGCCTGGCTTGTTCTCCAACCTCAAGGACAACGTGTCTTTGTTCTGGTTGACGATGGGAAAAGAGGGTGGCCTCAATGATGCAATCCGTGAGCTGCTCAAGGCGTTGATCGGCACCAGCGCAGCAGGCAAGCCACTGGCTGTCATCCTTGGGCGCATCCTCGCCAATGCTGTGCGCAAGCTCACAGCTACCATCGAGTTTTTGAGGCGCAACAGCGATGGCATCATGAAGGTGCTGTCTGGCTTGCTCAGTCTCGTTGTGCTGCTTGGCCTGCAAGCTGTCTTGACAAGTAAGTGGTTCAAGAACTTGTCACTTGTGCTTCAAAGGGGATTCGTGAAGGGGAAGATTACTGCAGCTTTCAAGGCACTGAATGCAGCGATGACACCAGCCACCATCAAGGCTGTGCTGCTGGCTGCAGCCCTGCTGATAGTGTTCCTTGCCATTGAGGATTTGGTCGGCTTCATGACTGGCAAGGATTCTGTGATTGGGCAGATCCTTGGCGACAAAGAAGAGAAGCGCCTACGCACTGCAATCCAGAAGATCGTTGATGCGTTCATGAAGGGGTGGAACGCCATATCAGGAGCGCTTGAGAAGTTCGACGTTGACCCCTTCAGTCTCATCGCGATCGGCATTGAAATGTTGATCTTGGCGTTCGCCACCCTGATTGTGCTGCTGGTTTGGCTTGGTGAGCAGGCTGGCATCGTGGCCGCCAAGATCACCATGTGGTTTGTTGAGAAGCTGCTGCCTGACTTAAAGGCAGCATGGGAGTTGCTGCCTGCATTCTTCATCTGGCTTGGAGGGATCATCAATGGGATCATTGACGCCCTTTGGGGTGGCATAGTCGCATCAGCCAAGCAGACCCTTGGCGTACTTGAGGCTATCTTTGGCGGTATGTTCAACGCCTTTAAGATGGTCTTCATTGATCCAGTGCTGCTGCTTGTTGACCTCCTTGGACGAGCACTTAGCGCGGTGGTTGATGGCGTGCTGGCCAACACCAAGCGCACCATTCAATGGGTGGTTGACAAGGTGGGCTGGGCACAGAATGCACTTGAGGACATCGGCATTCTGTCTGCGTCTGGCGGTGGCTTTGCGCAAGGGGCTCAGGCAATCGCCCAATCAGCAGGACTCGTGGGTGCACCTGCCACGACTGGCGGTCTCAACGTCGGTGGTGTGACAGCCAGTGTCACCGTCATCACTGACAGCAACGACCCTGAGGCTGTGGGTGAGGCTGCTGCAGCTGGCACGGCCGACGGGATGGACAGCGCGTTGCGCGATGCTGAGCGCGCCCTAGCGTTCTAGGAGTGAGGCCATGGCACAGGCTCGAATCATCGATCAACTACTTCAGAGCTGGGTGTTTGACGTACTCAGCTCCGAGAAGTGGGTAGACAAGACCAACTGGACAAGCCATCCAGTTGAGAGCGGCATTGAGATCAGCGACCACGCTATCCAGCTTCCCACGTCGCTGAGCCTGATGGGCATTGTGTCAGACAGCCCACTGCCTCCTGAGCTGCCCCTACCGCTGCGTGCCAGGTGGGCCTATGAGCGGCTGCTGACTCTCAAGAATCTTGGCCAGACTGTGACGGTGGTGACTGGGCTGAGGGTCCTACAAGACATGGGCATTACGTCCGTGTCTCTGATGCGCGACCGCAAGACTGGCAATGCCATTGCGCCACGCGTTGACCTCAAGCAAATCCGAATCGTTGCCAGCATCACCGTCCCTATCCCACCAGCTCTACTGTTGGCAGCTGCAGGTGATGCGGCAAGCAAGGCAGATGCTGGCACTCAGTCTGCTGCAGCCTCTGCGTCTACCGCCCCAGCCAAGACCCTTGCCAAGACCCTCACCACTGGCTTGGGTGGTACTGACGTGGCTGGGCTCGTCATCGGAGGTGGCTGATGTTGCTCTTGCCTGTGTTCGCTGGCCAGTCCCAATTCAGCTACATCGTGCGGCTGGACAATGCTGAGTACCGACTGCGCTTCACGTGGCTTGAGCGTGCTGCCAGCTGGTATCTGGATGTTGAGTTGCCTGATGGCACACGGTTGGCAACGGGTCGGCGCATCTGCACAGGGTGGAACCCACTACACAGAGACCAAGACCCAAGGCTGTGGAGTGGCTACCTCCTACCCATCCACGTTGATGGCGACCTGGACGACATGACGCAGCAGTCAGACCTCGGCTCTGTAGTGGACCTGTTCTACCTGGACGCCGATGAGGTGGTCAGCTCCAACACCACTGGGACTCTCACCATCGTGGTAGCTCCGTGAGTCTGACCTACTTCAACCGCGTTGTGGATGTGCGCATAGGCCCCCCTGGTGGCTTTGGTAGGTCATGGACTGATATGCGGGTTGACTTTAAAGTGAAGCGCACCACCAGGCGTGACCCAGGGCGTGCGACCGTCAACCTCTACAATCTGGACACTGTAAGCCGTGGCATCATCGAGGCAACGGGCGTGTCCCTGATCCTGCGTGCTGGCTATGGCTTGATTCCGTTCCTGCTGTTCTCAGGTGACGTGAGCAAGCGTGGACGCAAAACGACCCGTAAGGGACCGGACATCATCACCACGATAGAGGGAGGTGACGGTGAGCTACTCCACCAAGACATCGCTTTCGACATTGCCTACACCGGACCCATCGACAACCAAACTATCCTCCTGCAGATCCTGGCCGCTATGGCTACTGGCTTGGCTCCTGCTGACCCTCTGTTGCCGATGGTCTACCCGCAAGGGGCTGTCTTCTACGGCTCCGCAGCGGACGCGCTAGACACCCTGTGTGGGGATGTGGGGCAGGAGTGGAGTATTCAGGACGGACTGCTGCAGATCTTGCACCCCAGCAGCACACGCAAAGACGGGGCTGTCCTACTCACCAGTGAAACGGGGCTCGTGGGAATCCCCACCAAGACTGACAAGGGGCTCAACCTGGTGTCACTCCTCAACGGCAACATCAAGCCTGGCTCTCTGGTGTCGGTTGGCTCTCTGACCTACACCGGATTTGCCAAAGCTAAGAAGGTCGAGCACGTTGGAGACACGCACGGCAAGGTGTTCCACACCAAGATTGAGGCGCGTGAGCTATGAGTGGAGGCGAGACACCGAGGCTAGAGGATCTGCTACGTGACGCCATGCAGAGCGCCGTCAATGGCATCCACGTGGCGCTACCTGCTCAGGTGGTGGTGTACAACCCAGCTACTCAGCGCGTGAGCGTCAAGCCAGCCGTGAAGCTTCGCACCAGCTCAGAACCTGACGAGGTGACCGGCCTGATCCCCACCAGGTCAATGCCGATGATCCCTGATGTGCCGGTAGTGTTCCCCACTGGTGGTGGCTATGCCCTGGTGCACCCTCTTGTGGCCGGTGACTGGGTGTTGCTGGTGATCGGCTCACACACCATGGCTGAGTGGTTGACGACTGGCACGGTGGAGGCTGAGCCCCTGACTGGCAGGCGTCACAACCTGGCTGATGCGTTCGCTATCCCTGGTGCTGTGCCAGTTACTCAGCCCAGGTTGAACGCTGTGACCGGTGGGACTGACCTCCTGATGGGTAGGCAGGACGGAACCACGGAGGTGGCTGTAGGGGCTACTGACGTGCGCTTGGGCACCAGAGCTGCAGTGAATCCAGTGGCCCTGAGCATTGCCAATGAAGCTAATTGGGGCCTGTTCGATGCGTGGGCAACCACTGTGCAGGCAATGCTTGCTGGGCTTGGGTTGCCTATCACCCCGCCTTGGTCATCCCACACCAACACAGCAGCCACCAAGGTCAAGGCTATCTGATGGCGCATACTCCACATTGGCAGCAGATTACCGATAGCCTCAACAGCTACGCCAGCAGCATCATTGGGTCAGCCTATGACACCATCAGTTCGTTTCTCATTGCTGGGCTGTGGGAGGTCATAGGCAGGGCGGTTGCTGACTTTGGAAACGAGCTGCTGCAGGCTGGTGCTATCTACATTTTCCAAGGCGTCAATCCCACAGCAACAACAGGCGCCTACGCGCCATTTGGCAATTGGAATTCTGACGGAGTTGATGGGCTGAGCACCGCCAATATCACACCAGTCAAGGCGGCTGGTCTTGTCAGGACTGCAGACCCTGGGCTGTATGTCGTGCTTGCACCTGTTAGCTTCTCAGGTGCGACGGCTGGCAATGTGATATTTGACTTTGAGATCCACCACTTTGATGCCAGTGCGCCCGCACTGATTCCCACTGGCTACGCCTTCAAGCGTAAGCTGGGCCCGGCTGGTGATGTTGGCGCTGCCATTGCGGTAGCGCTCGTCCGGCTAGATGAGGATGACGAAGTGGAGGTGCTGGTTTTGAACTACACAGGCAGCAAGACGATCATTATCGAGATGGCCGCCCTCATCCTCATTCGGATAGGAGCATGACGTGAGAGTGTCCAGCAGGCTCGTACAGCCCGACCAGCCCCTTTGCCACCTGGCACAAGGGGCATACTGCTGTGGGCTCACAGCGAGCAAGCGAGACGCCCTAGCGCTGAGGCCTGTGCTATGTACAACTTGAAACTCAACCCCACCACCTGGGATCTGGAGTTCAGCGATGAGGGGCAGCTGCAGCTAGTGGACGGCGCAGAACTGGTTGCTCAGCGTCTGACCTACAGACTGCGCACCCATGTCAATGAGTGGCTGTTAGACGTCACCATGGGACTGGACTACCGAGGCAACATCTTGATCAAGGCTGTTGACCTCGGCCTGGTACGCGCCGAGATCTTGGTGTTGCTTCAGACGTGCCCAGGTGTGCAGAGAGTGACTCAGCTTGACCTTGACCATGACACCGCGGCTCGTCACCTAGACGTGACGTTTGCAGTCCTGACGGATGAGGGTGATACGCTGATTGCCACCGCTGAGGGTGATGACCTCCTGTCAGTCCTCGGCTGCCTCATCTTTGTGCCCATTGCCCCACTGGTGATCTAGGAGACTGACGATGACAGGATTGACAAGCACGGGCCTAGTGGTGAAGCGGGTTGCCGACGTGCGGACAGACCTCAAGGCAGCCGCCAAAGAGCCCGCCCCTGACGGCTTCGGCGCAGGCGTAGACACTGGCGACGATGGCCCCTTGGGCAAGCTGATTGGGCTAATCGCTGTGGAGCTGGGCAGCTCCTGGGCTGCCCTGCAGCAAGTCTACGATGCGTTTGACCCAGACGCTGCAGGCAATGAGGCGCTTGAAAATCTGGCTGCTCTGGTCGGTGTCAACAGGCTCCCCGCTACCAGCACCACGGTCACGCTCCAGGTGGACGGCACAGCTGGCACAGTGATCCCTGCAGGCAGTCTGGCACGTGTTGCCAATGGGCCCATCCTAGAGACCACTGAGGAGGTCACTCTGACTGGCTCACCTGATGACGTGGCAGCCCAGGTGGTTGAGACAGGGGCCACAGAGATCCTGGCCACTGAGGTTGACACCGTAGTCACTGCCATAGCTGGGTGGACGAGTGTCGACAATGCAGCCGATGGCGTGACAGGTGAGGATCTGGAGACAGACGCAGAGCTACGCTTGCGCAGAGAGGCAAGCCTACAGTCAATCGGCGCTGGCTCGGTGGGCGCCATCAGATCCAAGCTCCTGGCCATCACCGAGATTGACGCAGCCCTAGTGCTGACTAATCGAACACTCGTGGTGGACTCCGATGGCCTACCAGGTAAGAGCTTTCGGGCTGTGGTGTGGTCAGGCAGTCCGGCCGCTGCTGACGATGACGACATTGCCACTGCCATATTTGACAGCATGCCAGCAGGCATCTACCCAGACGGCACAACCGTTGCCGCTGTCACTGACGATCAAGGCATTGCGCAGACTGTGAGATGGGATGAGGCATCAGAGCAAGCTGTGTATGTGAATGCAGCGCTGACCACTGGCTCCGACTACCCAGCCGATGGTGATGACCTGGTGAAAGCTGCCATCGTGACAGCTGCTGCTACACTGAGCATCGGTGATGATGTGGTGCTGTACTCTCTGCTCGTGGCCACTGGTGCCATCACTGGGATTCTCACATGTGTCATCACGGCGTTGGTTGGCAGTGCTCCTGGTGGTGGTGACACGTCAGACCTTGCGATGGCCAACACTCAGATTGCAACCGTTGCTATCGGCAACGTGACTGTGAGTTAGGAATGGCAACTATCACACTCAACACTGAGCACGTTGCAGACGCTCTGGCTAATGCGCTCAGTCAATTCGACGATTCCACCAACCTGCTCACCATGGTCCGCATTCTTGTTGGCCAGGTGCAGGAGCTGGAGGATGTGGTGGTGTCGTGTTTCATCGACCGCACCATTGACACAGCACAGGGTGCACAGCTCAACCAGTACGGTGCAGTGGTTGGTCAGATTCGCGACGGGCTGACTGACTCTGAGTATCGCAAAGTGATCCGTACTCGCATCATGGCGAATCGAAGCAACACCCAGATCAACACCATCCTGGCAGTGGTCGCCCTACTCGCTGAGCCACCTGGTGCAGTACGCTACACGCTCTTGCACCCAGCTGCGTATCAGCTGGAGTACACTGTTGCAGAGCCGACGAGCACGCTGATGCGCAAATGGATTGCCGCTCATGCGCTGGCTGCTACTCCTGCTGGGGTGTCACTGGCTCACATTGCAGAGACCACCCTACTGAGTGGCTATTTCGGATTCCTAGAAGACGATGACGCCCTGGGCTTTGATGAGGGCATTATGAGCACGGAGATTCTCTGATGGGAAACAAGCCAACATTTGACACCTCAGACGCCTACTGGGCCAGGCTCAGTGCACTGAGTGACACCGAGACTGCGGGCGCTATCACTCAGCCTGATGCGTCCAAGCGCATTGCTGGGTGGGTTACAGAGAAGCCGCCTCGTACATTCTTCAATTGGTTCTGGAGTCGCCTGGCTCGCGTCGTTGCCTGGTGTGTCAGCTCTCTGGTGCGCCGCTTCGCTGACACTGAGGAGGCTGGGTGGCTGGATGACTCTGACACTGCGGTGGGTGATGAGTGCGTGATGCGTGCGAACGCACGTCAGGCGCTATCTACACGTGACAGTGCCACCAGCGCCTCCCCCACCTGGAACAACCCAGCCACCGACGGACGCAGGATCTATCTGTACGGTGGCACAGGTGGCACCAGGGTACGCGCTCAGGACATGGACGATATCGGTGGGACTGCCATGTGGGATGTAGAGCCTGACGCAGCAGGAGCCGTGCAGGCCATCGCAGCCGATGGGCTGTATGTCTACACAGGGCACCTGGCAGCTGCGACAAACGAGGTCTATGCGCTCGACCCTGTAACCGGCGCAACGGTAGACAGCGGGACTGAGAGCAACGCGGTAACCAGCATTGCGGCCAATGGGGTGCGGGTCTGCTGGGTAGAGAACGACGCCACTGGCATCATGCACACAGCTCCTGTTGGCAACTTCGCTGGCGAAGCTACGCCAGTAGCTCACGGTGCTTTCGTGCGGGACATCTGCGTTGATGGTGAGTATCTGTTCATCGTCGGCAAGTGGGACGGCTCCAACCGCGATGTGAAGTGCTTGGACATCCTCACCCTGGCCACGGTGTGGGCTATCACTCTGGCCACCAGTGACCCAGCTGGCACTCTCCGGATCTGCACCGATGGTGAGTTTGTCTATGTGTCTGGCATCGATGATGGCAGCAGCAACACTCTCTATTGCCTCAACAGGACTGATGGCTCTGTGGTCTGGCAGAATGCGCTAGGCAGCACGAGTGCAACAGGGATTGCCGTGGATGACGAATACCTCTACCTGGCCGATACTGACCTGCTCAAGATCAACAAGGCGCTTGGTGTCACAGTCGCCATTGAGACTGTGCATCAGTACCCCAGCCGCATCACGGCCTCTCTCAACTGTGTCATCTGCGACTTTGAAGAGAACGGCTCAACCGCTGGATGGATCGCGTTGTGGCGTGGCAACGGTGCCGGCCGCCGTGGCATGCGTCGAGCTGCCACAGACAAATGGCGCCGTCCATATCACCAGCTCATCCTACCGACCGAATAGGAGTCTCACATGGCAACCATTGGATATGATTTGCTTAGGGAGCTGGCTGTGCGTTCCCAGCTCCGCGATCCTGAGTGGGGTGCGCAGTCAGTAGTCAACGCTGCCAGCTCAGTGCCAGGGCCACCCAGTGCGCTGACTGATGGCGTCAGTGTTGTGGATGCTGTGGTGTGCCTGGTGGCGCTGGTGCTGCGCTCTGACGTGTCGACACAAACCAGCGTGGTGACTGTCGGCGTGGTGGATGTGTCGTCCACTTACACCATCGACCTGACGCCGCATGGTGAAGCGCTGCAGAACTACACCTATGCGGCTGGTGGTGGTGACACTGCAGACGACATTGCAGCAGGGCTGGCCACGGACATCCTGACGGGCTCTGATTTTGAGGCTGTGGCTTCCACTGACGGGTCGGGGACTGTGACTATCACGCGAGTTGATGCGGATGCACAGCAGCCCTATGCGCTTACCCTGAGTGCTACGGCAACAGGCACGCTCACAGAGACGCATGATGCCAGCTGGGCTCAGTGGCGCTGGTGGGGACTGCTGACGGACCGCACGGAGTGGGTAGAGATCCGCAACGAGGCGAACCCACAGGCTGGCCAGACGATGGTGAACAACCGTGTTGAGCGCATTTTGTGCGGTGGGTTCTCGCGCATCTTCATCGAGGTCATGGCTGGCGATGGAACGTCCACACCGCTGGTTGGTCCTGGTGGAACAGAGGAGTAGGTGATGGCTGACAAGACAAAAGACAATCACAGAACAAGCACCAACGGCATCACGCCAGGACTCGAAACGGCGTCAGCACCTGGCCCGATCGGGGAAAGCGGACAGCACTCAAGCTATTGGGTCCTGTCTGAAGACGAACGGGCCAAGGGTTTTGTTCGGCCGGTTCGTAGGTCCTACGTCCACACCAAGTGCGGCAGCGTCACAACCATGAGCACGGCTCTTGCTGAGACTTACGCACGGAACCCTACGTTCTACGGTGCAACGTTTTGCTGCGCATGCAAGACGCATTCACCCGTCTCAGAGTTTGTGTGGGACAAATCAAGCGAGGTGGTTGGTTCATGATTGACAAGGCTGTTGAATACAATCGGAAACGTTGGGATGCCGCTGCCACCAAAGAGGTTCAGCGGCTCCTTGGTGTGGAGCCAGACGGCTGGTGGGGCCCTGTGACCGTAGGGGCGGTGATCGCCTGGCAGGGCAGGTGCGAGCTGGTGGCTGATGGGATGGTAGGGCCAGTCACGCGGGCGAGTCTCAGGTCTAGCCTGACTGCCAGGACATGGGCGCTCGTTGATGGGCATGACCTCATGACAGACCTACCAGCACTGCAGACGTGGCAATCCTCACCACACGTTGCCAGGCTCCCACGCAGTCGCACCAGGAAGGCCAGCTCCGTCAACGAGATTGTAGTGCATGAGAGCGTGACTAGCTCATGGCTCACTACTCAGCGAGTGCTGCAGCGCAAGGGCTACGGTGTGCACCTTATGGTCACTGAGGATGGCAGTGTTACACAGCACGGTGACCCAGCCACTGACAGGATGGTGCACTGTCGTGGTCACAACGGGCCCAGTGTTGGCGTCGAGGTGGTCAACCTGTACCACCCACCTCGCAATCAGGACGGCCCCTGGAGCACCAGCATGAGCGCCCCTTGGGCCCATCGTGATCATTACCTGTTGCCAACCGTCGACCAGTGCGGTGCACTCGCTGAGGTGATTGCGTGGTTGGTTGAGGTGTTGCCCATCCCATGGGTGTGGCATGGCTTTGAGGAGGCGCACAACAGGTGGTGGCTGCACCAGCTGGACAGCCACAGCCGTGCACCTGGCATCTGGTCGCATCAGCAGGTGGGCGATCACTCTGACGGCTCCTGGCCGCTGCTGGTGGCCTTCCTGCATCTGGATAGAGGGATGACGATTGATGACGCATGGGAGTTTGCCAGGGTGGCAGCGACTGGTGTGCGTCGGTCTGCTACGCTGTAGTCACTGGAGGGGATGAAGATGGTGTTGAGTCTGACGAAGAGTCGCAAGTTGAGAGTGCTGCTGCTGATGCTTGGTTGCCTGGCTGCAAATGCACTGGCTGGATACCCGGTGTCATCTGATGAGTTGACCAAGGCGGTTCAGCTGGCGATCGCCTGGATGATGGGACAGGGGATAGCTGACCATGGCGCGGGTGGCACGACGCGCAAGGAGCCAGTTGATGGCTGAGCATCCATGCAAGGATTGCCAACTGCACGTGCTGATGGAGTACCGCCTGAAGCAAGCCGAGCTGCGCCAGACGTCACACGATGAGCGCATTGACACAGTAGCCAGCGGCTTGGTGGATGTGGCCGGTGCGGTTGAGGTGCTCCGCATGGGCCAGCTCTCACGAGCCAACGAGATCAAACTGTGGGTGGCAATGATCGGCGCAGCTGCTGCGGTGGTCGTCTCTGCCCTGCAAATCTACGGAGGGTAGTCATGACGCAGGAGACAGACCACAGGGTGTTGGCCTCCAGGGCCAAGGCGAAGGGCAGACTGGCCAGACGCTCCATAATCGACAAGCCGCTTGAGAGGCTACGTAAGGCGTCCAAGCCCAAGAGGGTGGGTGTTATGCGGAAACTACTCTCTGGGCTCGCTGGCGGCCTGCTGGGTGGCCTGTCTGCTGTTCTGATGGTTGCCTTGGTGTTCGCTGTGGTAGGGTGCGGCGGGTTCCCTACGCTCCAACGCATCGACGCGTCAGGCACAGGCACCATCACCAGTCACTGGGAGGATGCTGACGGTGGCGTGTGGGTGCAGGAAACGAGAGTGCAGGAGGTGGGGCTTGACGTGTCAAGTGACGATCCTGCAGCGTGCACGCTGGTTGAGGTCAGGATGAACGGTGGGCTGCTTGGTAGTGGCGCCATTGAGGCTACGTCAAGCGCCTCCTGCTTTGAGACGTACGGTGGACCGTACCGCCCCTTTCGCGCTGGGGCAGCTGCCACGGACTGGGCGCATTGACTGGTGGGGGTTGGCACGCCAGGCCCTACCTGTGATCCTTGAACTTGTCAGGCTCGGCCTGAGTACCATAGGAGATGAGACATGAGCTGGAGCCAACAAGACACAATCCGATACGACTACACAGGCGGGGCTGGCTCTGATGAGCTCCTTGACGATGTGCCGTCACAGGGTGTTGAGGGCTCGGTGTACTTCCTGCTCGACAACCGCGGGTCAGCGGCTGCCTACCTGAGGAAAGACTCAGGGGATACGGTGGTGCCGACTGCTGCAGGTGTGCCGGCTGGTGAGGTCACTGAGTCTGGCCCGTACAACTGGCCGTCAGCAGTGCCTACGCTGGTCGGCCTGAATGGTGCCGACGTGTACGTGACCCCGTTCGTGCGCAACGGGAGGTGAGCTGTGAGGCAATCAGACTTCAAGCACCGCTCACGCACCGGACGTAAGCGATTCACCGACCTGCCTACGCTGGCGGCCTTCCTGGCCAATGACGCCAACACTGGACGAGTGGAGCCACTATATCCGATTGGCGGTGGAGGTGATGACAGTAGTCGGATTCTGCATTTGTTGTGGGACGGTGTGTCAGTGCAGGCCGTTGGGCACTCTTTGCTTGATAGGCTCACGCCAACCCTGCACGGTGAAATAGCTGCTGGATCTGGCACTGCATACACGCTGCAGGCTGGGCATGGTCTGCCAGCCTCTGGCACTCTGCGTCTGTGGGATGTGTCTGGTGCAACAGAGGCGGGCGCAGACGTGTCGTTCACGGTGTCAGGGGATGCCTTGACGCTTGGCGCATCGAGGACACTGGCTGCTGGAGACTACGTGTATGCCCTGCAGGGAAAGTATGTGTCTGAGCTGGACCTCGGAAGCTCAGGAGACCTCGTCCCTGTTGAGGGCGTGGTCACCATTTCCAGTGATGGAATTGTGGTGGTCGATGGCTCTGCGTATTGGAATATTCCGAACGCTGGCACAGATGAGACTGGATTCCCGTCCTGGTATATCCATGGGCTGTTTCAGCTGGATGCCACAGCGCCCGTGATCGACGCTGTGGCAGGTGTCGGAATCTACAGCGATGCTACACACCATGCGGTTGTTGGGTCGAACTACAGCGGTGCTGTCTGGCACAAAGGTGGGTCGTATGGTGTGGTGGCTGCGCCTACTCTGTGGCGTATCGCAGCTACGACACATGACCCAACGGCGTCAGATGTCCATACCTATTGCCATGGATCGTATTCAGACGGCACCGATCTGCATGGCCACTACAATGCAGGCACTGCGGCTGCACACGGCTGGGCTGCGAACTCTGCAACGAATGCGGCACAGATTGGCTCAGCGGGCATTGCGGGGCTGATGATGATTGGCAAGCCTGGTGCGACTGGTAGCACATCCATCACTGTGAGCGAGCTGTCATTGGTGGCTCAATGATGCAACCAGCCGTCTGTTCTTCGGCCGTCAGCTGATAGAGTCGAGCACAATCAAGACCAGCATGAGGGCGGCCAATGGGTCGCCTTCATGCGTTGGAGGTAGAGTGATCAAATCAATCCTAGTCCTTGTGATGCTCCTACATCATGGCGCACCTGCTGACCTAGCAGTGGCCACCGTCGGCGCAGCTGCTGTGCATGATGTAGAGGTGCAGCACCTTGGCGGATTCCTGATCGTCGGCCATCCTGGCGCCAGGTACTCAGGCCGCTGCGGTGACAATGGTACTACATGTGGGCCCTACCGCCTGGCTGAGCTGTGGCCGATGACGTTTGGCTTCCAGCTCTCAGATCGCGATCGTCCCTGGCCAGCCTCTATCATGGCCGCTAGACTGCTGAGGTACAGCCAGCAGAAACATGAGAGCTGCGACGGTCCACATGACTGGCGTGCACACATGCGGTCACGTGATCGCGACAGTGTACGTGCAGCTTGGAAGGTGAGGCGCAGTCACATGGCAGAGTTGGCTGTATGCCCACAGCCTTGGTGCTCCATTGCCACCTACCTA